TATATCCAACACCTTGAGTAGCATTTCCAATCATACGAATTGCTGCACCTACATTTGCTAAACTGCCGCCTCTGTTAATTAAATTATCAACCGCGCCAACTGTGCTCCGTAAATTATTAGCAATATTTCCAACTTGATTAAGAGTGTTTACAACTCCGCCTGCTGTACTAAAATTACGTATGCTGCTAGAAGCCCTGTTAAAGTTAGAATTCACATTGTTTATTGTTCTAGCTACAGAGTTTACATTGCTAAACGCATTGTTCACACTAGTTGTAAGATTGTTAAATGCACTAAAAAGTCCCATAGATTATAGTCTCCATTAGTATTTAGTTGACAAAGTTATCAGAGTATATTATAATAAATAATATTAACCTGGAGCCGTTTATGAGACCTAAGAATTACCTAAACAATAAAGATATTCTAAAAGAAATACACAAATCAAAAAATACATTTAATAGCTATGTTGATGCTTCTAATGCTGCATATGACATTATATTAGAAAGCGTAGAAAAAATCAACATTAGAACTATTGCAGAAGCAAAACGTAACAAAGCAAAAAGACTTAGTACGGAAGAATACGATAAACGCAAAGCAGCTGGTGAAAAAGTCAAACAAGCAGATTGCGAAGTAGATTATAAATCTATAACCAAAGAAGAACTAATCTTTAGGATAATGACGTTTGATCATATTCCTGATGAACCAGGACGTAAAAAGAACCCTAAAACAGTTGCAGATCAAAAAACAAAACTAAACTTTCCTCCATTCCAGCATTACAAATTCAATGATGACGGCGAATTAGTGTGCGTAGGCAAGAGCCATTGGCAAGGTGGTATGGAAAACGGACATTTTTCAAAAGACCACGGCAAAGCAACAGACAAACTTGCACTTATGTGGATGAAATTGTGTGATCGCTATGCAACTCGTGGCAATGTAAGAGGATACACATACAATGACGAAATGCGAGGACAAGCAATATTACAACTTGCTCAAATCGGTTTACAATTTGATGAATCTAAAAGCAGTAACCCATTTGCCTACTACACAGCGGCAGTCACAAACTCATTTGTACGTGTTATCAACATTGAAAAACGCAATCAAAACATTAGAGACGACATCCTCGAAATGAATGATTTGACACCAAGCTATACAAGACAGCACCAAGGGGAATGGGAAGCAAGCGTAAAAAGAAACGAAGAAGCTAGTATTTCATCATATTCTAAAGAATAAGGTTGACAAGTGTATAATTACATAGTATACTTTAACAAGTATATATGGAGGATTTTCTTTGTTTAAGAAAGCTGCGGTGTTTACAGACATCCACTTTGGCCTAAAAGGTAACAGTCGTGTTCACAACGAAGATTGTGAAGAATTTATTGATTGGTTTATTGCAACCGCAAAAGAAAATAGATGCGAGACTGGCATTTTCTGCGGTGATTGGCATCATAATCGTAACTCATTAAACTTAACTACTATGGATAGTACTATTCGTAGTTTAGAAAAGCTCGGTGAAGCGTTTGAACAATTTTTCTTTTTTGACGGCAACCACGATCTTTATTATAAAGACAAAAGAGATATTAACTCAACTGCATTCAGTAGATATATTCCAGGCATTACCTTTGTTGATGAAATTACTACAATTGAAGATGTTACACTTGTTCCGTGGCTAGTAAGCGACGAATGGAAACAAATGAGTAAACTTAAAAGCAAATATGTTTTTGGTCATTTTGAACTTCCTAGTTTTTATATGAATGCAATGGTACAAATGCCTGATCACGGAGATTTAAGAGCAGAGCATTTTAAAAATCAAAAGTATGTTTTTTCAGGACATTTTCACAAACGTCAAAAGCAAGGTGCTATACATTATATTGGCAATGCATTTCCGCACAACTATGCAGATGCTTGGGACGATGATCGTGGAATGATGATACTGGATCGAGAGAACGATGCAGAACCAGAGTATATCAACTGGCCGAATTGTCCTAAATATCGGACTGTTAAACTTTCTCAGCTTTTAGACGAAACTGATACTCTTGTTAAAAATAAAATGTATCTTAGAGTTACGCTCGATTTACCTATTAGTTACGAAGAAGCAAACTTTATCAAAGAAACTTTCATTTCACAATATAAGTGTAGAGAGATTACACTTATTCCACAAAAACAAATTGAAGAAATTACAACTGATCTAGATATTGCACAATTTGAAAGTGTAGATCAAATTGTAGCAGGAGAAATAGCAGAGTTAGATACAGAAAATTATAACAAAGGACTCTTGCTAGACATTTATAACGGACTAGAACATTAATGATTCGAATAAAAGATCTTACAGTTAAAAACTTTATGAGTGTGGGGAACCAAACTCAAGCAGTAGACTTCAACAAAGAACAACTCACTTTAGTGCTTGGCGAAAACTTAGACCAAGGAGGTGACGATTCCGGATCCCGTAACGGTACAGGCAAAACAACGATAATCAATGCGTTATCCTACGCCTTGTACGGTCAAGCACTGACCAACATCAAACGTAACAACCTTATTAATAAAACTAATAGTAAGGGGATGTTGGTCACCCTACACTTTGAAAAAAATGGTCAAGATTTTAGAATTGAAAGAGGACGTTCTCCAAATGTTTTAAAATTTTATATTAACGATCAAGAGCAAGACTTAATTGACGAATCACAAGGCGATAGTCGAAAAACACAAGAAGATATTAACAACTTGCTCGGTATGAGTCACGATATGTTCAAACATATTGTTGCACTTAATACATATTCAGAACCATTTTTATCAATGAGAGCAAACGATCAACGTGCTATTATTGAACAGCTACTTGGTATTACACTATTAACTGAAAAAGCAGATGTTTTAAAAGAAAAAATTAAAGAAACAAAAGATACTATTACATCTGAAACACTTAAAATAGAAGCAATACAAACTGCTAACAGCAAAATTGAAAGTACAATCGAAAGTTTGCAAAAAAATCAACGTGCGTGGCAAGCTAAACAAAAAACCGATGTTGAAAAATTAGAAAAAGGTATCCGAGAACTAGAACAAGTTGACATTGATAACGAACTAGATGCTCACGAAAAATTACAAAATTGGACCGAGTTAAATAACGCAATTACGGCTCTTAATAAAGAAAAAAGCACACTTGAGAGCGCACTATTACGTGCCACTAAGAGCGTTGAAAAAGCAGAAAAAGACATCGCAAATCTTGAAGATGCTACTTGTTATACTTGCGGTCAAGCATTACACGACGATAAAAAACAAGAAATTGAAAACAGAAAACAGAAAGAATATAGTGATGCACTTGCATATCAAACTGAAGTTGCAAATAAATTACAAAGTGCTCTTGACAATCTAAACGAGATCGGAAATATTAACGGCAAACCTAAAACATTTTATGAAACTGCAAAAGAAGCATATGATCATAGAAGCAATGTTGATAATTTAAAACAAGCACTTACAAATAAACAGCAGGAAATTGATCCTTATCAAGATCAAATTGACGAACTAAACACATCTGCAATACAAGAAATAAATTGGGATGTTGTTAATGATCTAACTAGTTTTAAAGAACACCAAGAATTTTTGTTAAAGCTATTAACTAATAAAGACTCGTTTATACGGAAAAAAATTATCGATCAAAATCTTGCGTACCTAAACAACAGACTTACATATTATTTAGACAAACTAGGATTACCTCATCAAGTTGTATTTCAAAATGACTTAAATGTTGAAATCACACAACTTGGTCAGGACTTAGATTTTGATAACTTATCACGTGGTGAACGTAACCGCTTGATACTTGGACTAAGTTTTGCATTCCGTGATGTTTGGGAAAGTTTGTATCAGCACATTAATCTATTGTTTATTGACGAGCTTATTGATAGTGGTATGGATACAGCAGGTGTTGAAAACTCACTAAGCATACTTAAAAAAATGGGTAGAGAGCGAGATAAAAACATTTATCTAATCAGTCACAAAGACGAATTAGTAGGCAGAGTTAATCACGTACTCAAAGTAATAAAAGAAAATGGATTTACTAATTACGAAAACGATATAGAAGTTGTAGAATAATGGAAAGTGATACACACGATCAACTAGTTGAAGCCTATTTAGAATATTTTAGAGCTAACGAAACATTTGAAAGACAAAATAGTGTCCGAACACATCGTTATGTACGGAAGTGTTTGCGTAATATTAGACAACTAGCAAAAGATCGTGCTGAAGAAATACACGATTATCATAATTCTACAAGAAAAACCAGAAAAGGCAAAGACTAGATTAAAAAAAAATACATAACATATGGATTGGACATATCAAGGTAAACAAATCAATGTAATACCAGATGAATACGAAGGCTTTGTTTATCTCATAACCAATCTAAAGACTGGGCAAAAGTATATAGGCAAGAAATTAGCAAAGTTTAAAACAACTAAGCCACCACTCAAAGGCAAAAAGAACAAACGCAGAGGCTACAAAGAATCAGACTGGCGTGACTATTGGGGATCATCTGATAGACTACAAGCTGATGTTGAAGCACTAGGCCCAGAAAACTTCACAAGAGAAATATTATATCTTTGCAAAGGCAGGGGCGAAATGTCCTATCTAGAGGCTAAAGAGCAGTTTGACCGTCGTGTATTAGAGACAGATGAGTATTATAACGGAATTATTAATGTAAGAGTTGGCGGCTCAGACAAACTAAAACAAGCTCTACTAGAACACACTATCAAGGCAAAAAAATCCAACACCTAAGGTTAGCGGGCCAGTTTAGAAATACCGCTGTGGAAAAAGCATCCGTATAGGAGCACACGTAACACGTTGAGCGGCGTTCGGTAGTAGAGCGTTTGATTGACGTAGACTGATTGTTGGCTGTCGAAAAACTGCACATTGTACATAAAAACCGTATGCACTAGGAACGAAGCAACGGGTATTATACGGTGTAGCGTATATTTTAAGAATATACGGTATAGCGTATAAGATGTCGACGTAGGTTGGGAAAGGTCAGAGCCCATTGTACAGCAGATAAACACCTACTTCCAAGTCTCGGCTGTGGCGAACTCACGTGAAGCATATTTTGAGATTAGACGGAACCGTAACAGGTTCCGTCTGACTGAAACAATCTACGTGAAACTATTACGCATTACATTCGTAATGCGTTTTTCTTCAATTAACTTATATCAAACAAACGAAGTGCATAGTTTGAGCGATAGCGAAAACAAATATCTACGAAGTAGATATTCACTCTGTAATAAATACATTGTTAGTAATGGATTTATCTGATGAAAGTAAGTGATATTGAAAAATTAAATGAGATACCTGCAAGTGGCGTAAGCCAATTGGCAAAAAAAGCTGGTGCAAAAGTTCTAAGCAAAGTACCCAGTTCTAGAGCTAAATCTAAAGCTGCTAATCTTGCCGGCAAAGTTAATTTAGGATCTACTGCTAACTTATTGCACAAGCAGTTTGCTGAATTTTTAGGAAATCAAAACAAAAATGTATCACAAGCTACTGGTGAAGATCTTCAAGCTTTTTTAAAAACTAAAAAACACAAAACACTACAAACTATTCCTAGCGGTGTTCTGCAAAAGCAACAATTAGATGATATTCTAATGAAAGTTGCACAAGAAGCATTTACAAGAAAAAAAGGTGCTGGAGAAACAGATCCTGATGATGACGGAACTGAAGATCCTGCAGGGCAGGCTGCGCCTGCAGAAGAACCTAAAGTGCAATTTACAGCCGGTCAACAAGTTGTATTCAAAAGCAACGCAGGAAAAATGGTTACTGCTAAAGTAGTTGGCAAAAGTATGGATGGCGACGAAAAGAAAGTTGCAGTAAACTCTGGAAAACAGGATTTTAATATTCCTCGAGATAGATTGTTAGATCCTGCAACACAAAAACCATTCAAAGCAAGTGCGCCAGGCGTACCTAGCAAGCCACAACAAGGAATTCCAAAAAATATTCAAGTAGCAATTAATAAACTTAGTCCGGAAGAAAAACAACAGTTGGTAAAAATGCTATGAAACTACAAGAAGTAACACTATACGAAAATCGATCACATAGAATTTTGCAAGAAGGCTGGCAAGATCTCACAGAAGAACAGCAAATCTATCAACTACTTTGGGAAAAAGAACTTTGGCCTTTATTAGAACAGTATAAAAAACTTGCAGAAGCAGAATTAACAGCAAAACAAATATCTTCAATATTTCAAAGTGCAGAAGAAGTTGCAGATGCAAGCGGCAACAACAAAAATTTACTAGGAAAAGCAGCAAGTGCAGCAATGTTACCTGTTGATATTGCAAAAAAGGTTAATGCAAAAATAGACGAGCTCGGTAGGATGGCTCAAAATACAGGTCCAGTTAAAAATATGGACGCTAAGTTTGAAAAATTAAAAGCTGACATAAAGAAAAACAATTCTGACAGTAAAATTGTTAAAGGTGTTGAAAAAATATCAAACTGGGCAAAAGAAAATCCAGGCAAAGCAAGTATAGCTGTTGCAATACTAACTACAATCGCAGCATTTGCAGGTGGTCCTGCAGGTGGTGCAGCAGCAGGTTTAATTCTAAGGGCATCTAAAGATCTATTGCAAGGAGAAAAACTATCTACATCAGTAGGCAAAGCAGTAAAAACAGCAGCAATTGGTGCGCTAGTCGGTGCTGTAGCAGATCAAGTTGGTGATTTTTT